TAATGGATATGCTATTTGATCTGATATGTCTAGGATTTTTGCTGCTAGAGCAAACGCTTCGTCTGTGCCTACTATCTTGGGTTTATATTCTGACAAAAACACATTGGCAAACTCCACAGGATTTTTAATAATGTGTCTGCCCAGGTCAAAAAAGTCTCGAGCCATTTGAGAATCTTTAGCGAAAAATGTCCACATAGAGTATACATCAGGCAGATGATTTTTATCAAAGCATTTGCGGTAAGTTCTATCAGTGACTATCTGTGCTCTATATGTATGAACCTTGTTGGCAATATACAGCTGGGAGTTTTCAACATGATAATCAATCCAATGACTATAGTCCCGCATAAACAGCATGTCAGCATCCAAACATACAGTATGGTCAAACGGTGTCAGCTGATCCATCCAGCTACGTCCGTCCCAAAATGTTTCTTGATTCCATTCTATAACATGATCAAACACCCACGGGCTTTTAAGTTTTTGTAATTTCGATTGATCATCTATTACCAATGCTACTTTGTCGTAGCCTGGCTTTTGAGTATTCTTGATACTGAGCGCAAGGGCATAGGCCATACTGAGATAATCAACTGTATCATGTTCTGCAACTATCAGGAGATATCCAAAATTCATATCATCTCCAATAACTGCTGTTTGTGTCTCACAATACTTTGTTTGTTCATGATATGAATATCTAATCCGCGAACAGCAGCAGCACAATATGTATTGTCTAATTTGTAGTCAACTAAAAATTTCAATGTAGATCCATCAACTTCGTATAGGATGTCTTTGTCTAACGCTGATAATACCGCTGGCAGGCGGCCTAATGCAGTCTCTTCAAACCCATCTAACAGATGTTTGGCCACACTGAAGGCAATGTCGTTTCTAAACTGTCTGTGATCGAATCTAAACACGTCAGCATAATACAGATAATTTTGTTTGACATATTCTACTGTGTCAAAAAACAGTTTAGACGCAGGATTTTTAGTGAACATCACTGTAGTGGCCCAATATAGTTTCACACCAGTTTCAGAAATATTGACATCGAGGTATCCCAATCTGCGTTGACTGTAAATGTCGTTGATAGATTCCCCTATCATGATGTCTTGATCAACATCCCAATAGCTGTTGAGGTTATCAGATAGTATGAAATAATCACTGTCGATCAACAGTGTTCGTTCATATGGAGTCAGCTCCCAAGCTGAATGTCTATTGGTGTTGGTAAACGGAACCATCTGTCCGTCAATGCCATCTCTGAGAAATCGTTGATTTCCAGTTTGTGGTTTTTCAGTCAATATGATCTGGTCAAATACAGTGTTGGCTAAATCAAAAACTAGACTCTGTTTCATCCAATCAATAGTAGTAGCATCAGTGATCAAACTCACTGGCACCTCAAGATGTTTTTTGGCTAGGCCGCCGCTGATTATGCTGAGCAAAGCATAATCCACTGTGCGATTGTTATACGCATAGATCAAAATGCCTTTGGTCATGACTGTATTAATTTTTCCACAGATCTGCTTTTTTTGATCTGCTGATATTGAGCGAAATATTCATTAGTGACTTCAAAATATCTGCTGAATATTTCATCACAGAATGTCTGTACATCACTGATCAACACGGGATTTTGGTTAACGTCGAGCAGTACTATGTCTGTGAGTCTGCCTTTGGCGCACAGCATTTCTACAAAGGTTAACAGATCTCTGTCAATGCGAAATATACCACCACTGTGGCCATAGTTGAGTTTGGCTTCAGATCTTTCTTTGAGGATTTTTTTCTGTATAGAAAAAGTCTGTTGATAATTGGCAAAATCCAAAGCTGCTTTCAGCTGCTGTTGCATACATTCTCCTAATATAAACTGCGTAGTTTATTTATAGGAGTAGGTATGTGCTGGATTAAAAATAGAAGAACAGTCGCATACGGTTAGTCAGATTCTGCACTATGGTCTGAAGTTGAGCTGCTGGAATATCAGCAGCGGTGGTGCTTAATAACATTGTCACAGCTAAGACATTTGTGCTGCCACTCATTTTCAATTGCGCAGATAATTGTTCACCAGAAGTGGGAGCTGAAAATGTTACTGTGCCGAACACAGAGTTCCATCTAGGGTGCCCTATCAGTAGGAATAGATCGCATACGTTTTTGTTGGCTCCACCATAAGTACATCTTCGATATGCGTACACTTGAAATGTGTTGACTGTGGCATTTTCATAGATAAATCCAGCGGACACATCCGTTGTCCCACCTGTGGCACGACCAGTTTTACCCCAACCTACGGTTCTGTTAGATCCCGGACGATAGCCAAATGCTGTAAGCGGGCGACTGGTAGGATAATTGCCTGCGGGATAGTAGACCGGGAAAGTTGGATCCGGTGCTGGGTCATCATTTAAAACGTATACTCCCGGATTTCGCCGATCGGCTGGAATATCCTGATCACCATATCCGAAAGTTTTCACATAAAAATCACCGTCATATATCGTGGTGGTTTTAGCAACTTGGTATCGAATACTCGGGCCAGGAGTAGGACCCAACCCAGCAACAGTATTCACGTATTGAGCAAAAAAATCGGAATCATTGGCTGGGATAGTCCAATTTCCCCCTATTGGGAAATTAAAGAGGGCACCACCACCGACACTGCCATTAGACACATATTGATCAAACGCTCTGCCGTCGCTTGTTAAGATTCCATCATCGATTCCATCTAACCTGTACGGATACATAGAAATAGGCGATGTGTACTCACTGAGATAGTTGTTGAGATCAAACACCAAGCTGTCGAAAAATATTGATGGTGAGTATGTAGCCAGTCCTGCAGGCGGTGTATAATCTGCTGATATAGCACCTATACCCAATGTGGGCCGTGTTACTGTAAACACTGCGCTGGTAGGGACCATGATACCAGTTGCATACCGTAGATTACATGACACAGAGAGTGTGCCGTCTACTAAATCAGCTGGCGGTACATTATCTGGGCCAAACGCTCTGCTGGGAGGAATACTCACTACTGGATCAGTATATCCGTCTGTGAATACCACACGGATTTCACCGTAGGCAGCTGTGCCTGTGGCGTTGTTAGCTACATCAGTTACACGAGCCTGCAACTGTATATTATTAGAACCATAAGGACTAGAGGCTGTACCAGTGTAATATGTTTGAAATGTACTGGTGCAACGATACCAATTTAAACCATCGCTGGGTGTTGTACCTGTGCCGGGAGTGTTTGCTCCAAAAATCTGTGTGCCTACTGCTGTTAACAGATTCGACCATGCTGTATTTTGAGCACTGGTTGTGCCACCGGTTCTGGCTGCACTAATTCGTATCTGTCCGCCGCTGTTGAAAAACCAACGAGCTTCGTTGGCGCTGCCGAAATAAAATCCTATCACACAACTCACAGTTCCGTTCCATGCATCAGTTTTTGTCTGCGATATAGCAGCAGTGACCACACTTTCGCCTGCGGCTACAGTGAATCTATTTGTGGTGATATTGTTGGCCCAATCATCGTACTGCTTCTGTGGCACATCCAGTGTGCCAGTGTCTGGTGTAAAGTTTGAAGTATACCTAATGGTGTTACCTTCAGCTACCTGAGCTGTGGTAGGATTAGAACCGTTGATGTGTTTGTAGGCATTAATTACATCATATCGAAGATTAGCCCATTCGTTGATGGTAACTTTGTTACCTTCTGCTACAGCAGAACTGTTGATTCGTGCCTGTTGGCCCCATCCGAAATTGCCGGAGCCACTACCTAAAATGGCAACCATTTTGTTTCTGATATCGTTGTAATCTGCTTGAAGTATTTTGCTATTGACAGCTGGCATAGGAATATTTACTTAATTAACTGGCGGAGATAACGGAAAGTGAGTACGAAGGACTTGTCACAGCAAATGGCAGTGAATTTGGCTGTAACAGTCCTGATGCTTTTAGTTCTTGTACGGAAATTGTCAAAGTTCCGTCTACTGCATCGCCTGGTGGGAATCCCGCAGCTGATGGCGTGAATCCGGTCGTAGGTACGGGTAACGGAACCGGATCAGTATATGAATCTAACAGAGTGATTCTAATTAAAATCTGTGTGGCTGTACCGGAAGAATTATTAGACACATCACATTTGGCTTCTAATTTATAACTGTTAGCAGAATATGGTGTGCTGAGGTTGTTGATATAAAATTGTTGATAGGAATCAGTCAGTGTATAAAAATTTACGTTTGGATTAGTATCAGCTCCGAAAGACACGGTGCCCACGCTGGCTAAAAAATTCTTCCAGGCGTTTACTTGGGGAGTAGCTGATCCACCTGTGATCTGCGAAACTGCTCTGATTTTTCCGCCGCTGTTGAAAAAGTATCTTGCTTCTGTAGCTGTTGAAAATGTCACTGTTATCACTGCCTGTGCCTGTGTACTCCACGAACTGCTGTAGGTAGTATCTCCTCGAGCTGCGATAATCGATTGGTTTCCGGCAATGTTAAATCTATTTGCTACCGCCTGCTCCATTAGAATGTCATAGTTGGTGTTAGGAGAACCCGGACCGTATCCTATAGGATCGCCCACATTCACTGTGGCTATCAGCGGTACAACTCCGTCTTGATGCAATCGAATATTGATAATATCGTATCGCAGCGCATCCCACTGTGCTTTAGTTATAGTGTTGCCGGTAAACACATCAGACGATTGCACAGTCTGCCCGTAGCCTCTAGTGGTGGACCCTGTGCCTAATATAGATTGGGCCTTGTCCTGTATAGTGACAAACTGAGACGCCCGTATGTTTGTACCTAAAGTCATTACAGTACCAATGCCTCGATAATTTTTACGCCTTCGTTGTCATTGCTTTCTAATGCTACTGCAAAAACACCGCTGGAATGTGGAACTGCGATCATTGCACAACCGCCGTCAGTTGCAATTAGATCATCACCTTTTTTCACCCGACCAATCACTTTAACTGGCACACGCCCTTTTAAAGCAATATATGTTCCGCCTTCCAAATCCTTGTTCATCATAAATGCTGGATTTGTACTTACTACACCGATTGCACGTTTACCCCATGCACATGCTGTAACTTCTTTTTCGCCGCCAATCATAACCACTGTGCCTGCTTCATATTCTGCATCGGCCAAGTATTTCTCTGCTAAGTCAGCATATCGAGCTGCGGTAGCTGTACCGTTAAAAATGTTAGCAGTGATATTACCACTAACATCTCTGCCTACTATACTGTAAGCAGTGGCTGTGAGTCTAGCAGTTCTATAGTGAGTGCTGGCGGTGCCATCAAACCATGTAGGATCTGCTCTAGCGTCTGTGCGATCAAGAAATGTTCTATCTACTTTGTCTGCTATACCTACAAATTGATTTGCTAATATATTACCACTGCTGTTTCGAACTGCTACTGTGGCCACTGCTGTGCCTGGCACTGTAGCACTACCTTCTAATCCGTTAAGAGTACCGGAGTCTGCCGCAGTGGTAGCTGAACCTGTAATCGATCCAGTTAATGTCCCTACAATGTTCGCTCCAGCAAAACCTATCTGCTTGGTAGCTGCATTGATCATAACGTTGTTGTCGTCGGCTAATACATTACCTTTATGACTGCCTGTGGTATTACCTGTGACCGCTCCTACCAATGCGCCTCTAAATGTAGTAGCATATACATCGCTCCACGCCAACGCAGATGAACCCAAAGTATATGCATTTCCAACTCCAGGAACTACGCCAGTGGGTCTTACAATCGCAATATCTCTTTCGTCTGTGGTTTCAGTGACTGTGATTCTAAAAGTAATATCGTTGCCGAGACGGTTTTCAACAATAACATCATTGCCGCCTTCTACGCGGATTCTAAGATCATTACCATCACCTACTTGAAAGCCAGGATCTTTAAAACTAACTTCTGAATTAAATGAGCTTTCACCTGTCTTAATATATTGATCAGCTGTGAAGCCGCCTAGTTTAGTAGCGTTTGATGCTGTTCCCCAAAAGGTAAAATCGTCGGTGGAAACACCAGTCTGTGATTTAGCCAGGGTGACACCTTTCTTTATAACTGTGAAATCATCTATGGTGTTTTTACTGGTGTCAAGGGTAAACGCAGTCTTGCTGACCACTGCTATAGTTTTATTATCTGATATAACTTTTAATATTGTATGTGGGCCTTCTGCGGTACTGATAGTACCATAAACCACTGCAGGACTTATTATCGAAGTGCCTAAGTCTGGACTGGCAATTGGTCCAATCAGGGTGAAATCTGTGCCAGTATAAGTGTATAGCTGCTTGGCTCCGGTATCCCACCAAAAGTCACCTGCTACCAACCCGCTTGGAGCTGTGGCGCTGGCTTCAGCACCTCCTGCAACTTTGAATCTAGCACCATCATAGAATTTCAGTTTTTTGGCTGCTGTGTCAAACCAAATTTGTCCGGTTACAGATTTTGGCGGCGCTGTAGTATTGGCGAAATTTTCCAACAGGTGCACAAAATTTTCATTTTGTACTTCGCCGTAACCTGCGTAATTCTTACCAACTAATCTTAGATCAGTAGTGGTGTCGATTGTGCCGTCAGCTACAGACGTTAAAAACACACCGTTAAATTTATTGACTTCATATGCCATGCTGTTAGCCCCTAATATCTTGTATTTATTGCTGTCATGCTATACGAGCTGCTGCGGCTTCGCGCTGCTGCTCGAGTTGTATATACTCTGCATCCGATAGACTGGTGGCGATATTCAGTGCTTTCTGTCTGATATGTCGCAAAATCTTCCAATCTGTGCTGTTTAAAAATTCTCTTTCTACTGCATTTTTCTGTTCTTGTTCTTTTGCAGACAGACTGTAATCCGGATTCGCTATTACAGTTTTTGTCCCTACATCGAATTTGTGGGTCGTGGCGCTTATGTTGTCATGCTGCTCGTCTGTAATTTCAACTATTGTCACAGAAGAAGGCACATTCGGCATATAATTTAATACACTTATTACATTATTATTTTCAATACACACGTAATACATTATTATCTCCAAATAGCCAAATAGTTTGCTGCCGGGGTCGAACGTTGTTCAGTGTTTTGTACATATACCCTAATTCGGTCACCTAAATTACTCCACGTGCAACGCATAGAATCGTCACCGTTGACTCCGCCGGCGTAATGAATAACCGCAATCGACGGAATAAAAGCTCTTAAATTTGCCATTGACTTTCCTGCTGGCGGAAATACATCAAAATAGTTAGCACCGTTGTTCCAGCTGCCAACTTGATTAGTAAACCCAGAAGTGCTATAAATTGTGTTGCCCGAGGTAAAAACTAAATCATTTTCAGTGGTGGATACTTGTTTCCAGGGACTCCATGCAGCCGTGTTGCTGGTATCATCGTTAACTCTAAAATACAATCCTGTAGGAGCGGTTTCTTCAGAATTCCAATTAAAAGCAATTTGTCCAGAATACACTCCACTAGGACCGCTAACTGTTATTCCTCCAAAATATGCACCAGGAAAATCAGTACTAGAATAAGCTGAAAAACCTCTTACAGTTTGCTGTGGAAAGGCCTGCGGACCGGGGCTCTGGACTCCGTTATTAAAGAAATCATAATAGCTTGCGCCTGCAATCGCTTGATCTACATATAGTTTGTTTGTTAAATGATTATTAAATGTCGGCACTGCATCTGATAGCACATTACCTCTAGTAATGTAGACACCGCCACTGGCATCTAATTCAATTAGATCACTTGCATCATTGTTAACATATAATCTTAATCTCTGCGCTTCTCCGCCGCCGGAATACATGTCAATTCTTCCAATATCTCCACCACCGCCATATTGATCATTTGGCCAACTTATTACACCGCTGGTAGGTAAACTTAAATTTGCTGATACTGTTCCTGCTGAGAAGTTACCGCTGGCATCACGTGCCACTACTTTGCTGGCTGTATTGGCTGAAGTTGCATCTACAGATATCGTCACTGGTACTGAAGAATTAAAGAAATTCACACTACCACTGGTAGTGGTATTGGCCATATTAATAAAGCTGCCTTTGTTCAGCTGCTCTAAGATCAATGGTTCCCATATTGGGCCGCCAGGTCTTGCTCTCAATACTGAATTATCTGCACCTAATCCTAAGAATCCTGTGACTCCCACAGATTGTTGAACTGCAATCGCACCCAGACCGCCACCGACAAGATTAGTGGCATTAGTGGACAATGTTGCTGTAGCAGCATTTCCAAATAAATTGTTAGCATAGATACCGTTGAACTTATAACCGGTAATACCGAGGTTGGTATTATTATCACCTATCACTGCTGGAGCATTAGGGCCGCCGAGACTCAATGATGTTGCAGAATCTACAAAGTTGATATCAGGTCCGCTGCCGCCCATATCAAAATTCAATCTACCTGTAGTTGATCTAATTGTAGGAACACTAGAGTCTACAAATACTCTCAGTTGTGTTCCGCTGCCTACAAATATTCCACTGTCGTTTACGGTTAAAGAACTCAGCGTTCCTACCTGTGTCAACGCACTCAGTGTCACAGAATTATTGATAGCATTACCAGTTAATGTTTCTGCGCTGGCAGCAACTGTGATGTTTCTAGTACCGTCAAAATTCACACCATTTATACTTCGTTCTGTGGCCAATCTTGTGGCTGTGGCAGCGTTACCTGTAAGTTGTGATCCCACAAATTGATTAGCCTGTACAGTGTTAAATGTACTCACCCCACTGCTGGCTGTGACATTACCTGTAAGATCTCCTACAAAAGTTGCACTGATAGTACCGGCTGAAAATCCACCTTCTGAATTTCGTGCTACTACCTTGCCTAATAAATTTGCAGATGACGCATCTACACTCCATGTACGCTCTACGCTGCCATCAAAATCAGAACCTGCAATATAGGTACCTTTTTTCAACGTATTAGTAGTATTGGCAGTGACTGTGATATTCGATGAAGCATTAAATGGCACGCCGTTGATTAATCTTGCGGTAGCCAACTGATCTGCTGTGGCAGCATTGCCTGTGATGCTGCCATTTATTTTAGCAGTCTCGGATAAATTTATTCCTGCCTGTAGAACATTGCTGAATCCAATTACTGAATTACTAGGATTAATAACGAATGCCGAGGCAGTACAAATAGCAAATACTGTGCCGTTGGTTTCTAAAAAGATCACCGGGCGTGGATCGCCTGCGGTGTTATCCAACGATCCCGATCTAGCTCTTGTTGATCCAAATCCTTCTACAGCTTCGGGACCTATAAATCTCCATTCTGTGCCAGTATAGACAAACAGTTGGTTAACTGGAGTTTTCAGCCATAACGCACCTTTGTTATTGTTGGTAGGTGTTGTGGCACTGACTGAAGCTGCTCCGATAGGATTCCACTGTGTGCCATCGTAGGCGTAGGCAGTGGCATCCGTGGTGTTGAACCATATCTGCCCGACAATCGGTCTAGAAGGCGGAGCCGAGTTGGCAAAATTTTCTAAGAGAAACAGAAAATTTTCATTCTGTGTTTCGCCATAGCCTACATAGTTTCTACCTACTAAGCCGAGACTGGTGGTGGTATCTAATGTGCCGTCATCCAGCACTATTAGTTCTTCGCCACTAAACTTATTAATTACATAGGCCATTTAGCCGCTCCTAATTCATTATGGAGGAAGCACTGTGTCTGATTGCCATGCCCACACGCCTCCTACTATTTGAAACAATTTAATAATTCTTGTCACAGACACACTGCTTGCTGCAATAGTAGCTGTTGGAAAACTTATATTAGTAATAGCCAAACTGCTGGCGCCGCCAAGATTAGTCAAGAACGCTGCTGTTGACAGTGCTGGCGGTAAAGAATTAATCTCTAATGTCTGTGAATTGTTGCTGATCAAACTGCACAATATTCTTGCATACGTGCCTGTACGATATTCAGCCACAGGAGAAAGATTGTTTAGAATGTTGGCAATTATGTATGTGTTAGATTTTCCATCGGAAATGTCGATTGAGAAAATCAATGGTCTTGATTCTATTCTATTATCAGTGTATTCTTTGGTTGCAGCATCTTGGGCAGAGGTCGGATTGGCCATGCCTGTGATTCTCGGTGACCCTATTAATACCACATTTCCTGTACCGTCTGGTTCTAATTCAATATCGAAATTAGATGACACTGTGCTGATTCTGTGATTTTCCAGTCTTAGTTGTGTTACTGCTGGGGCGCCAGGGCCAATGTTTACCACAGTCTGTGTGCCGAACGAACTTACACCCGGAATACTTGTAATGGCGGATCCAAGACTGTTGCCATCTATAACTTTGGTACCACCGATGTAAAGTGCCTTGCCAGCTGCTAAATTTACTGTATCTGATATAGCCAACCAGTTGCTGGATTCTGAGTAAGCAATAGTTTTATCTGTGGTGCCTTTGATTGTGATACCTGCACCGTCGGCTGTGCTATTACTAGGACTGGCCACGTTGGCAATCACCACATTTTTATCTTCTACGGTGAAAATGCTGGTGTTCAATGTAGTTGTGGTGCCTTCTACTGTAAGGTCACCAGTTATTACTAAATTTCCGCCAACATTAACTGTGCTTGAAGGAATAGTAGGATAAAGTCCTATGGTTCTTGCAGCAGCATTTATTACCACAGCATTTTCTTGAGTTGCTGCTTTATTCACACTGAGTGTAATATTCTTATCTGAAGAAGAATTAGCTAACACCAAGTCGCCGCCGTTTACAAACAATAATCCCTGACCTGCTGAACCTACTATCAGGCCTGAATCTACAGTGATCTGTAGTTGACCGTTGATAGCATTAGAGCTGTCTGTTCGCACATAAGTAGTAGACACTGCTCCGCCGAGACTGTCGCTGTTGGTACAAGTAGCACGTATTTTAAAATTTGCTAATGTGCCTGCGTTGAATCCTGGTTCGATACTGCCTGTAAATCCTATGATAGCGACTTTTGGCGTAAAGCTGTCTTTGGCAAATATACCTAATAAAATACCGTTGTTGTACAAACTTGTAATAACTCTGGTTTGATTCAGTGTGTCAAGAATAGTGTCGACTCTAATACCACTAAGACTTTGAGAACTGCTGTATGATGGAGCCAACAATACTGCTGCTGTACCATCAAAGAAAAATAATTGTTGTCTTACATTGTCATACCACAAATCACCTGTGGCCAGTGTTGATGGTTGCGAGCCTGAAATAGTAGCAGAGCTTACTGGAACAAAATCTAATCCATTATAGACCTTTAACTTAGATTGACTTGAATCAAACCATATTTGTCCTCTGATAGGATTATCTGGCGGTGTCGAGTCTGCAAAGTTCTCTAATAATTGAATTAGATTTTCATTAAATATTTCTCCAAACCCACTATAGTTTTTTCCGATCAAGGTAATTGCAGTCGATCGGTCATCAATTTGACCGTCTGCAACTGTAGCAACTATAGTTCCGTCTGTTTTGTTAATCTGATATGCCATGTTATTTTACCTATTAGAATGCCGGTGGGCCGGATCTGATTATATAATTCATTGCCAAAAACGGATTCATCAAGCCCACAGCAGTTCCAAGAGTAACTCCCGCTGGTTTTTTAACGTTGCCGCTGTCTTTGAGATACTGAGCCTGACCAGGTGCTGTTGGTCCAAGTCCGGAAGTAGCCAGCGGATCAAGTGTTGTTGTTAGTGCGACTGCAGAATAGTCTTGTGTAGGAGTTGACAACGAATGACTATGTTCAGGTAAATTAGCCAAGGTCAATGGAACTGAACTTAGTCCTGCTGACCCTCCAAGAATTGTAGCCTGCACGTCTGGCACACGGCCTGCAAAGCCGCCGCCTGCATCAACATACGGACCTGCACTTGATGGTACAGTGCCTGCATTGTCCATGTTGTCTCTGCCTAGAGCAAATCTACCTCGTAAATCCGGTAATCTATATGTGCCTACTCCTGCCAGAGGAGCAGTGCCGTTAAAGGTAACACCAATGATGTCAAATAAATCTCCATACTTTGATCTTTCAACTTCACTGCCGTCACACAAAAGATATCCGTCGGGTGTGGTTCCGCCAGCATAAGGCAATATCGCACCAATTGGCACAGCCAAATCAGCCATGAATCGTTCTCTAGTCTGTTTCAAAAGTCCTGAACTGGCCAATGTACTTTCGCTGGGTCTGTAGGTCAATAAGAAATCGCCTTTCTTACCTCGATTAGGCGATGGTTCTGCCTTGGCTGCGATAATATTAGCAGTCAACGTAGCATTGAAAACTTTGGTTGCAGAACCCAACTGTCCATCAAATAGTATTGCAGGTGATACAACATCGCCTGCTAATTGGAAACTGGTAACTGTGCTTAATGATGTGGCAGTATTAGCATTACCGCTGATGTTACCTTCTAGCACGCCTTGTATAGTGTCTGCGGTGATTGTTTTAGCACGGATATTATTAAATCGTTTAAGAGGTGTGCCTAGATCATAAGTGTTGGTTGTTTTTGGTTGTATGGTATTAGTTTGCAAAAATCCAGTAACATCTATGCCGTCTCCGACTATTAAATTTTTAGTAATCGCCACCCCACCTAAAGTTTGTATGCTGCCGTTATTTAAATTGGTGCTGGCGGTGGTGTTTGTAGTTGTTAGTGTTCCTGTGAGTTTGATATTACCCAATACATCTAATGCTTCTTGCGGGTTATCTTGATTGATGCCTACTCGGTTATCAATCACTCTAATTATAGTTGCAGGTATTCCATTTCTATTAGTTTGCAAATCGATTGAACTACCAGCAGCAGAATTGTAAATGCTGCTTGACGATTCTGTAGACAATAACTTGAATGTTTCATCAATACCGATAGAAACACCATTGTTGTTTTTTACTTTTATTTCAAAATCAGTGACATTAACAGTGTCCTTTCTAAGGAAGTTTCCCGCGGGCACTTCTACGCCACCAACTGATAATGCTTGAGCATTTTTAGCTGTACCATTGAGTATAGGTAAAAATCCTCCTACGAAATTTGCTATTTCTCCAGAAGTAGCAGGTGCACTGATGTTTATTCCCGATCTAATTGTGTCAAAACCCGTGATAATAGTCTTAGGAGTAAAACTGTCCTTACTGAAGATAATCACAGGGATATCAGCAATAAAAAATACTAATATGAATCTATCTACGTTGTCCGAGTCTGCAATTTTTTCTATGACTGGGCCGTAGCGCAATCCGCCTACCGAACTTTCAACTGGTCCAACTAAAATCCATCGTGTACCTGTGAATATACGCAGTTGTTGATTAGTGGTATCTACCCATAGTTCTCCTACTTTGCTGTCCTCGACTGCAGGTTGACTGACACCTTTTTGTATACCAGATGCTGCTTTCCATGCAGTGTTATCCCAGATTTTTAAAGTCTGTTGTCCGCTGGTGCTGTCATACCATAACTGTCCTTCTATCGGATTTACGGGCTGATCAGTGGAAGCAAAATTTTCCAGCAGTGATAAAAAGTTTTCTGCAATTATCTGACCGTACCCAGTGACATTACGACCAGGAAATTTAAGACTGGTATCTGTACTCGAAGTATTGTCAAATACCGTAATTGGGCTTTTGTTTTCGTTGTCTGTAAAATTAACTATGTATGGCATGATTAGACCTCAGCAAAGCCAGTTAAACTCTGCACACGTATAGTATAATCTATCTGCAGTAATCTATTCAAACTTTTTTGCACAGGGTGAAATATCACATGTGTCAACAGCTTTCCGTCCGCTGTGTTTGGTCCTAGGCTTTTTAATCCCAGTTCATCAAACACAAACGAGCCGTTCATATCTACACTGTTATCAAAGGCTTCTTGATCCAACGGCTCGCCGTAGTCTAATAAACAGCTGATCAAAATATCACTGTAGGTAGCTCCGCTGATATGTCGTATCTGCATTTTATTTCGAATAGGATCTTGATTTTCAATAGCATTTTGATCCACTACTTTTTGATAGGTTTGATTGTATAATCCAGAATTCACGCCAACTGTGTTAGGTGTAAGGTATGTGATAAGTCCTGTAGGATCTACTGTTGTTCCGCCTGTGCCGAAAATCATTTGATATACTGTACCGTACCCTTGATTACTAAGACTGTTAACCATGGCCACGCTCATATTTTCATAGTGAATGGCATTGCGTTTGTCCACAAAAACTTCTTTGGTTTCGGGATCATGAATTTTAATATGCCCTTCGAAGTGAAATCCACCGGTTTCGTTAGGGCGGGATTGAGAAGTAGTTGCTTGCTGATCTTGATTATTTGGCATTTTGATCTCTTTTTGTTCCATCATGTATTTATTCAGGTATAGCTGTGGTCTTTTCCACAATGAATCTAGCTATAGCGGTGTCTGCATCTATTAGGCTAACACCGTCTGTAGCTGTGGTCTCGCCTCTGCTATGCCATGTTTTACCCTGTCTTCTTAGCACAGTCACTCGTGTACCTGCTGGCAATGCAGCTGTTAGTCTTATTTGAGCAGTAGCACCGTCTACACTAAATTCTGCTTCTTGTGTCTCGTCTGCTGCCGGACTGGCAGCACCGTTGGCTTCTATGTACACAGCCTGCGGATCTTTTTTCAATCTTCGACCACCGGCAAACACTTCTATTTGATCGCAAGGTCCGTAAGTAGACGGCACAGTATTTCTATACCATACACCACTTCTCGATGCTTTTTGAGGCACAAAATTCAACGGGCCTATTAGCAGTGTGCTACCGTCGCTGGTAAAGTCAGTTCTCTGCTGGGTTTCATTATATGGTATAACTTCGCTGTGTCCTACATCAACCACCGCTGTACCCTGAGCGTGTATTTGTGCTATAGATGTTCCCTGAGCTCCTCTACGCAGTTGACCTAATGTATTACCCAATTTGGTCATGTACTCAATACGTTCTCCATCTATAAACACAACACCTGGTATATTTCTGCTGGCAATAGGTTGAGACAATTCAGCAGCATTCGTAACTAATATGCTGGTATCGAAGTAGTTTAGTGCCTGAGCTAATTTGCATTCAGCTTTTGAGAATCTGTTGTAATGAAACACATTCAACATGTCTTTATGTATTTCATATGCCGATGGCAATTTGAAAATATTATTACTGAAATTAACAATTTTAATTTTATCAGTTGGTAAAGAATTTGCTGTGAGGTAAACTACTGCTCTTGGCAAGCTCACGTAATAATCTTTGTCTTGACGTAGACGATGTCCGTTTTTGTATACCCATACATAACTCATCGCAATCGGTGGGCGTGATAGTTGATATTGAAGACGTCCGCCACTGTTTTCATCTTGAATAATATTCATAGACGGATATTCGCCAAACCAAGTTACTATTATTGGCACATTGTCTGTTTCGTTGACACTGGTCATTGGATAGCTTGCAGAAATTGCAATAGTATTTCCGTCAATAGAATATTCTGCTCTCAAATCATTAACAATCTTGATGTGATCTCCTATTGACAATTTCAAAGGATTCAACGTTAATATTTTATTAGGGCCGTCTAGAGTATAATCTACAATAAATGTTCTAAGTTGGTCATTTACCAGAACTTTTAGGTTAGCAGGCAATATACTACCGCCAGGTTCAACTGGATCGGTACCAAGTTGAAAGACATTATTAGAACCGTCATAAACAGCATATAAAGTGTCGGGCCCTTTTAATAAGTACCCATCAACTTCTACCAATGCAGCAGTCAGTGTCGATCCTCGACTCAATTCACTAAATCCATCGATGTCAAAACTTCTAGTGCTACCTTCATAATAGAAAGTCTGCGTATTAACTTGCACTAACGATAATCCTGAACTATCTACATCGGCACTGGCTTCTAAACATACTATTTTTACTACATCTCCTGCTTGTGGAATTATTCCAAAATCTACCAAAGTTTTTCCTACAGCATCAATTACATTTGTACTGTTACGGTATCCTACATCTACTTGAGTTCCGTTCACACTTACAAATATATTGCTGGTATTGTCATAGTTGGCATTGGTTAAAAATAAACCAGTAACTCCATCTGCAATATAGCTTTGATAATCTAAAATACCAACGCCGCCGATTCCTACACTGAGTATTTCCACTAACTTATCCACTAATGGTGCTGTGATAAAATTCACAGTATTGGTTTGTAGATCAATCGTATAATCAGTGTCTAAGATTCTTGATGTGTTGTCGACGTATACAAAAACTGATTTGTTTTCTAATACAGTTTGTCCTATAGAAAACTGTGTGGTTGTTCCGTTAGCAATTTTCACATTAGAATGCAGTGATGCTGCCCCCGATACTGTGTTGTTATATACTTTAATTGACACACTTTCGATAACCTGGCCTGGAACATTTTCTTCAGGTGCTGGCACCACTGTAGGATCTATAAACTTGCCACCAGTAATAGCAATTTCTTCTGCAGTGAATCCAGTAGCGGTAACATAGGCTCCACTTATACTTGACAACGATCCGCCGGTGAGTCTAGTATCTAAAATATTATTATCATTGATAGAAACACTGCCATCGCTTTCTATAGGTCGGAAAATTAATGTATCTTCATTATTCACTAATAGATACTGACCAATTTGAATTCCATCAGTGATGCCATTACCTACAAATGTTGGCATTTCTGCAGAAGGATTAGTGCCTGTACTTGAATCTAAAATGCTACTGCCGTCTACCCCATACTGAATATAATTTTCATCATCTACCCGTACAGTGATGTTGGTGTCTTTGCGTTTGATATAAATGTTAATTTTCTGTCCGGCAGCTGGCACATACGGTAATCTCACTGTGAATATTTCCCAGAATAATTGCCATTCTTGTGAAATAACAGGAATAATAACATTGCCTGCGGTGTCAACACTGTTTTTTAGTGCTTTGTATAATACGCCGTTAACTTCCACAATTTCATCTTTCAGATATATCGCTGTAGAGTCAACAAAAGATCGTATGCCGTCAACTATAAAATAATAATCTGCACTGGTCTCAACTGAGTCCCAGTTGTCAGTAAACCAAGGTAGAGCATCCCATCCACCAGTGACGTCAAATGTAGTACCCTGTATCTGTACTCCGCCAAAATCAATGCCAGTCATTAACTGATTGAGTTCTTTTCCAATCATACCTTCTTTAGGTGCGTATGATTGATTGATCCTGTTCACTGCATCAAACAGCGTGATGTTTTTACCATAGCTTACTGTGATTGTGTCATTTTTTGTAGGAGCCAAGTTGAATATCAACTTGCCACGCAATAAAGAATAACCATCAGTAGGTTGATAATACAAACTAATAGTGTATTCACTGGCCAACACCACTTGTGTTTTGTTGGTCGCAGCTGATGTACGTGATATCGTAATTTTACTCTTGTCGTTGGTCGGAGCATAATTTAACAAGAACACCGCAGAGCTTCCTGTGGCTGTAAATGACTGTGTTTGTGAAAATGTATTGTAAATTCCAGTTTTGGAAATTCTATCAAATTTTACCGAGACATCAAATGTTCTAACCTGTGCATCACCTATTATTGCCACAGCTTTAGCCTGCACAGCATTAGTAGGATTCCCTCCCACCAGTGTAACCGTCGGTGCTGCGGTATACCCAAAACCAGTAGTCAATACTTGTATACTGGAAACTTTACCATTAGAAATAAATGCTTTGGCTGTAGCGCCGGATCCGGCACCGTCAATTAGCACTTTAGGAGGAGTACTATATCCCGAACCCTGTTGATATACTTCTATAGCAGTCACTGAATATGAATTATTATCTGCCCACCATTTCCAAGGATACTGAGATATTTCTGCAGACGAAGAGTTTACAGGATTTGCACGGCCGTCAAATACCGAATACACCGGCGGTAAATCAAAATCTGTTGCGGCAGACGAATATGTTTCTGGAGTATCGTAACGACTGATATATTCTCTAACTGTGGTTCTAAAAGGTTTAACTTCATTAATGTATTCTTGATAACTTTGTAAATTATCATTTTTGTAATTAACTTTCTGTTCAAACGCCCCAATATTATGTGTGGCATTTAAGAAACTGGTTTTGAATATCCAGTCAACATATTGCTGTTCGCTCAGTAGGTGTCGTATAGAAGCAAAAAATAATTTATTCCATTCTACAGCATAGTCACCAATAAAAATATCTTGCTTGATTGCTGTGAAGATATTTCTCAACTCTTGATCATTCTCAATATCATACGTAGTAGTATCAAAGGCCTGTGTGTTATCAAACCCTACTCCAATAGTACCGGTGTCGTATAAGGAAGAACTAAGTTGTATTGTACCGTTTTGTCTACTAATTAACGAATATCTATCTAAGAATAGATCAGCAGTGTCTGATACTTTTTCAAACACTGCCCAACCGCCGGCAGCATACTCTTTGACTTTTATGATTTCACCAATTAAAACTTGACTGTCAACAATTTCGTAAATGCTGACAAATTCTTTGATAATTTTAAGATTAGTGTCATATCCGTCTTTATTCCAATCTGTTTTAT